TCACAAGCTCGCGCAGCGAGCTGTGAGAGCGGCCCAGCAGATCAAAATAGCAGACGACGGGGTACTCGGGCGCATCTCGATCGAGCAGATCAACACGGCCGACCATCATGCGCTGCTGGCTGCCATGCGGTCAGAGCAGGCCGGGTTCTATCGGGCGCTGATCTTGAGAAACGACGCGCTTCGAAAGAACGGCCATGAGGTTCCAGACTTCAGCAAGTTTCAAGAGGGCTGGCTGAGGCGGGCTTATGCTTGACTTCGCGGTCGTCTTTCTGCAAGAACTGTTCTTCATCTTGTCGGTTGTTTTTTGGCTAACCGGCCTTTTCGTCTGGGCGTTGATTATCAGCTTTTTTCGGAGTTACAAATGAGCGATCGAAAATCCGGCATCTGGGGTTCTGTCAAGGGCATCATCGGCTCGGTTGCGCCTATGGTGGCCACAGCCATCGGCGGCCCGTTCGGCGGCATCGCCGCGACGGCGATCAAGGCCGCGCTTGGTGTCGAAACCGACGACCAAGCCGTCGAGGCGTTGAAGAGCAACCCCGAGGCGCTGCTAAAGCTCAAGCTCGCCGAGGTTGAGTTCAACAGGTTCATGAGGCAGGCTGACATAGACGAGCACGCGCTGATCATCGACGATCGCAAAGACGCGCGAGACATGGCGAAGGTTCTCAAAAGCATCTGGCCTCAGATGAGCATTGTTATCATGTTGACATCTATGATCGCCGCTGTTATTTATGGTCTGTTCTTTACAACCCCGCCAGATGGGTCGAAAGACGTGCTCTATATGGTGCTCGGGCAGCTCAGTACAGCCTGGGGCGCCTCGATCGCGTTTTTTGTAGGTACGACAAAGTCGAGCGCAGAAAAGTCTGTGCAGATCAGCGAGATGAAAAGGTAAAAAAGTGGCCGGCAGATTCACACCGCGGAAAAAGAAACTCTTTCTCGAAAAGTTGAGCGAGGGGTTCACCGTGCGGGCGGCGTGCAAGCGTGCCGGCGTGTCTCACACGCACGTCTATCAGATGCGCAACCCAGACTACCCGAGGCTGTACAACGAGAAGTTTGCCGAGGCGTGGGATGATGCGATCGCCGAGGGCACGGCCCACTATGAAGACGAGCTGAAAGATCGAATATTCGAGGGCGAGCCAATTCTTGACAAGAATGGCGAGATCGTCGGATACCGAAAGTCAGATCGGCTGCTTGAGTTCGCGCTCAAGTCGCGAGACCCTGACACCTATGTCGAGAAACGAAAAACCGAACTCACGGGGGCTGACGGCGGCCCGCTCGAAGCAAACGTCAGCGCGCAGGTCATTCTCGATGATCAAGCGCGCAAAGAGCGTATTCGAGAGCTACGCGAGGCACTGGGAAAGAGAGAATGAGCTACAAAGACAAGATTCAATTCGGATGGCGAAATCTGAACCTCGAAGACTGGGTCACAGTCTGTCACGAGTCGAGCAAGGCAGGCGGTTGGTGGGACGCTCCCAGCTCGGTTGTCTCGTTGGCCGATGGTCAAACGGTTTCGTTCGAGGTTGTGCTCGAATTGCTCACCCCGACAAAGATCGCGCTGATTCACAGCGAAGTGAGTGAGACCCTTGAAGGGTTCCGTAAAGATGTGATGGACGATCACTTGCCGCACCGCCCGATGGCCGAGGTCGAACTCGCCGACGCATTCATCAGAATATGCGATCTAGCTGGCGCGCACCGCTTCGACTTGTTGGGCGCCGTTCGCGAGAAGATGGTATACAACTGGCAGCGGGCCGACCACAAGCCAGAGGCTAGGGCGGCCGATGGCGGCAAGCGCTTCTAATTCGCTCTCATCGAGCCTAGAAGATCTTGAGCGAGAACTAGAGCTTTCAAAGCTCGAAAGCGAAGACAGTCTCATGAACTTCATCCGCCACGGCTGGCGCTGGGTTGACCCGGCGTTTTACGTTGACGGCAGGCACACTGAGATCATTGCGGCTCACCTTGAGGCTATGGTGAGAGGCGATCTCACGCCGGGCGACGTGGCGAAATTGTTGATCAACATACCGCCCGGCCATCAAAAATCGCTGACCGTCTGCGTGTTCTGGCCGGCGTGGTGCTGGGGGCCGCTCAATCGACCAGACCTTCGTTTTATGTTCACATCGTATCGCGGCGATCTGGCGCTTCGAGATGCCGACCGTTCTCGTCAGCTCATCAAGTCGCCTTGGTATCAGATTAACTGGGGCGACCGGTTCGGCCTCATTAGGTCTCAGGACTCGAAGGGCCGGTTCGGCAACGACAAAGGCGGGTACAGGTACAGCACGTCGATCGCCGGCATCATGGGCGAGGGCGGCGACTATGTCATTCTCGACGACCCGCACAACGTCGAGCAGGCTGAGTCAGTCGACGTCAGGAAAGAGATGATCAGAAAGCTCGACCTTGCACTGCCGACCCGAGTGCGTAATCCGCGGGGCGGCATCGTGGTGATCATGCAGAGGCTGCACGAGAAAGACTTCTCGGGGCACGTTCTTGAGAATGAGCCGGGCGAGTGGGTTCATCTGTGCCTGCCGGCCGAATACGAGAGCAATCACCCGACACCCATTCGAACGCCGCTAATCAATCCGGCGACGGGCGAGCCGTGGGCGGATTGGCGAACGGAAGAGGGCGAGCTGCTATTCCCCGAGCTGTTCAGCGGCGGTCGAATCGCCAAGCTGAAAAAGCCGCTCGGGCTGTATGGCGTGTCGGGCCAGCTTCAGCAGCGCCCGACCCCGCGCGAGGGCACGATGTTCAAGCGCGAAAACCTTGAGGAATGCGTCATCGCCAAGCTGCCGAAAAATGCGGCGCCGGCCAAGTCGTGCCGGGCGTGGGACTTCGCGGCCAGCAAAGACAAGGGCGATTTCACGGCGCACGTTAAGGGTTTCCGAGCGGCAGACGGAATAGTATACTTCACGTTTTGTCAAGAGTTTCGAGAGAAGGGCGCGGTCGTCCGAAAGATGTTCAAGCGATTCACCGAGGTTGACGGTGATCAGGTAGTCGCTAGAATCCCGCAAGACCCCGGTCAGGCGGGCAAGGATCAGGCCGAGCAGTACGTCAAGATGATGACCGGCTATCCGGTGAAGGCCGTCAGGCCGACCGGTGACAAAGAGACCCGAGCGCAGGCGCTGGCGAACGCCGTTGAAGCGGGCGAGGTTCGGTTCGTTCAAGGTGAGTGGAACGACACGGCATTCGAGAGACTGGGCGGGTTCCCGGCACCGGGTTCGCCTGACGACGTGGTCGACGCTTTCGCCGACTGCTACAATGAATTGACATTAGGCAATAATTTTGCCAGCGGGCAAAAGGTAATGAACGGGTAAAATTATGGCGGCACTATCAACGACAGGCAACGGCGGCGGGGTCTCGGTACAGAATCTTCAGTTCGCTCGATCTCTCGACAACTACATCATGATGCGGCACGCTCTTGAGGGGCAGAGACGCATCAAAGAAGAGGGCACGACCTACCTCATGAAGCCGCCGGCGCTGGTCGACCCTGGCAACGACCCGAAGGGGCTGAAATATGCCTTTTACAGATCGTTCGCCGAGTTCCCCGAGATAGTCTCTCTGGCGCTTATGGGTATTCAAGGGCTGGTTCACTCTCAGCCGGCGACGATCGAGCTGCCATCGCAGTTAAAATACCTGATCGAGAACGCGACGCCAGACGGCAAGTCGCTTCAAGAACTCTGGTCGGATATGACGCGCGAGGTCTTTTTGATGGGCCGCAGTGGGCTACTGCCCGAGGTGTACTCGAACAACGTTTTTCTGTGCCAGTACGAGGCCGAGAACATCATAAACTGGCGCAAGATTAAGAGCGGGTCGGGAATGACCGCCTCTCTGGTTGTTTTGCACGAGCCGACAGAAGAGCCGACGGGCGACGGGTTCGGCAGCGAGCTGGTCAACTACTATCGCGTGCTCAGGATGGAATCGGGCGCGTACATCGAAGAGCTGTACAAAGAGCAGAACAAGGTGGCCAGCACTGGCGGGCCGGTTGAGGGCGTGGCCATGCTCCCCGATTTTCCGATCATGCCCGCCAGAATGGGCAAGGGCTGGAATTTCATACCGTTCGTTCCGATCAACGCGGTGAACAATGAGTACGACATCGGCCAGATTCCGCTGCTGCCGGTCGCTCAAAAGGCGATCGACTATTACCGCAAGAGCGCGACCTACAACCGCACGCTGTACCTGAAGGGCGACCCGCCGATGCTGCGAACGGGCTTCAGCACAAGCGAGGCCGAGAGCGCGAGCACCATCGGCGGCGGCGTGGTCTGGGATGCCAACAACCCAGACGCGAAAGCGAGCTACATCGAGCCGACGGGCGACGTGATCAAAGATCAGCGGCAGGCGATGATGGACGACCTCGACCAAGCTCGACAGGCGGTCGGCCGGCTGATTGACGAGAAAAAGCAGGGCATAGAGTCGGGCGAAGCGCTGAGGCAGCGATCGGCCGCTCAGTCGGTCACGCTGGTCGGCGTGCTGCAGTCGGTCGCCGAAGGGTTCGAGCGGGCGCTGAAAAACATAACTGTCGTTATGGGCGGAAATCCTGACGAGGTGTTTTTTCAACCGAACCTTGACTTCATGTCTGGCGAACTCACGGCCGACGATGTCGTCAAATTCACCACGGCAAAGAATCAGGGCGCGCCGCTGTCGCTGCAGTCGATTCACGACGTATTCAGAAAGGGCGGGGTCACCGAACTCGCTTTCGACGAAGAGATGCAGCTCATCGAGGACGAAGACCCGACGGGCACGCTGCCGGGCGGCGACCGGCCGGCAGATGCCGACCCGGTTGTTCCGGCAGAGGGCGACCCGGTTGTTCCGGCAGAGGGCAGCGAAGATGCTTGACGGCGACTTCTCGATCATCTGGGCGGTCTGGCTCGGTTTTTTCGCCGTAGTCGAGGGCGTGGCGGTCTTCAACAAGAAAAAGGGCGACACGCTGAGCGAGCATGTCTGGCAGCTTTTTTCTGTCAAGCATGAGGGCAAGGCCGTATGGGCGCGGCGCGGCACTTTGTACGCTTTTTTGCTCTGGCTAGTGACGCATTTTGTCACCGGCGGGGCTGTGTAAGTGGCCGAGCCGACCTTCAACGAGCGGGTTCTCGATGCGAATATCGCGCATCAGATCGGAATCTACCGATTCCGCGAAGGGTTGGCAGAGCGGGTTGTCGCTCAACTTGAGGCGGTCGAGAAGGATCTGCGCAAGCAGCTCAACGAGCGGCTGGCCAAGATTCAAGAGCGCGGGTATGACCTCGGGCCGCGCAACACTCAGCGGCTCAGGTCGATGAGTGCCGGCGTTCGTGAGACTCTTCATCGGGCATACATCGGCCTCGGCGACACGCTCAGGGCCGAGCTGTACAGTCTGGCAGACTATGAGGTCGACTTTCAGGTCAGGCTGCTGCAGGCGAGCACACCGTTCGTCGAGCTGGCCTTCGTCATACCGCCAGCAGACGCGCTCAGGAGCATCGTCACGACCCAGCCTATGAGGGGCAGGCTATTGCGCGAGATGCTGGCAGACGCAGAGCAGGGAGCGGTCAGGCGCGCAAACTCGGCCATTCGTCTCGGCATCATCGAGGGCGAGCCGATCAGAGATATCGTCAATCGGGTTGTCGGGGTTCAGGGGCTGGGCGTGAGCAAGCGCGGGGCGACCGCGCTGGTGAGGACGGCGGTCACTCACACGACGACCAGAGCGCGCGAGGCGCTGTTCGCCGAGAACGACACGCTCATCGACGGCGTTCGCTGGATCAGCACGCTCGACAGCCGAACGACCCCGATCTGCCAGCGGCTCGACGGAGAGGTCTTTGAGATCAATCAGGGGCCGAGGCCGCCGGCGCACATCTCTTGCCGGTCTGCCACGGCGCCGCTACTGAATGGCCAGAATGAAGTGTTCGGCGATCGCGCCAGTCTGGTCGGCCCAGTTCCGGCGGCTCAGACCTATGGCGAATGGCTGGCAAAGCAGCCGGCGAAGTTTCAAGACGAGGTTCTCGGCCCGGCTCGGGGCAAGCTCTTCAGGCAGGGCGGGGTCACGGTCGACAGGTTTGTCGACTTCAATGGTCACCGCTATACTCTTCAGGAACTCAAGCTCAGAGAGGCGTCAGCATTTGACAGGGCTGGTTTGTAATATGCCGCTTGATCCGAAGGCGGCCGAGTTCGCCGAGATCTGCGTCAGGTATGGGGTTCCGCTGGGGCGGGCGAACATCATCGGCAACGAGATTGCCCGCGCGCTTGAGAAGCCGTTCAAGGCCGACTGCGAGCATTGCGGCCGGCCTTTCAGGGCCAAGCGATCGACCGCGAAGTTCTGCTCAGATAGTTGCGGCGTTTTACACCGCCGCACGGCCTAAGCTCTCGACCGACCAAGCTCGGCGAGACGCGCGTCGAACTCTTTGTTCGCCGTCTTGAGCGCCTTGCGTTCTGCCTGTATCTCTGGCGCCTTTCCCGCGTGAACGGTCAACAGCAGGCCGACCAGTCGAATGTGAATGTCGCGCAGCTTGCGACGCCCGCTCTTCAGATCCTTGTAGCTGTCATATGGTATGGCCATTTGCTCGGCCATCAGCGTCGGCGTAAGGCCGAGCTGGTCTTCCGCGTCTCGCAAGTATTTCGTCTGATCCATCGTCATCGCTCCGTAGGTTAAAAATCCGGCGGATGATCAGGCTTTGACGGTTCCATGCCCGGCAGAATGCCGAGGCGCGCCCACCGCCGCGCAGCCCTAACAGAGAGGCAACGCCTCTCGATCTATCTCTCGTCAATCTCTCGTCGGTACATGCTGCCCTATAGGTAGTCTTATAGCCCGCTTTGATCATGCTCAACGTGACGCCGCCGGTCGCCTCGCAAGGAGGGGGCGCGCTTTACGTGTCACGAAAGGCCGAGTGCGCTAGACACCGATCGCCCGACGAATATGCCGGTCGTGACGCAGAGCGCGATTATTATCAGTTCCATGTTTCTACCCTCTCTTGTGAGCGGCTCAAGCCGCTCGGTTTGCTTTGATTACGGGCGCCATGCTGTAGCGGCCCATCGGAAAGAAAAAGTCAACGCCGTCGTCGTTCAGCACCTTCGCGCGAGTCGGCTCGCCGGTATGGGGATGGGCGAACGTTACGGTCTTTGCAGTCACCTTGATCACCAGAACGGCGAACGTGCTGTCGGCGTCGGTGATGAAGCGGCCGTTGTAGGTGGTGTTTGCTTTGAAGTTCATTTCGTTCGATTCCCTAGTTGATGAGATCATTATAGGGTCATTGCCCTGTAGTGTCAATGCCTCTTTGTGATTATATTGTGACACTGATCACACGATCAGGATTTGTTGACTTCTTTGAAGTCTTTTTCAATCTGCTCTTGCAAAGCCGATATGCGCTGACCTAACTCGACAGCCTTTGCCATCGCTTCGGCCTGCTCTCGGATCATCTTGGCCATTTGCTCTATGACCATTCCGCGCTGCATGTTGTTCATTTCGTTCTCCCGACTCAATTAGACTATTATGGGGTCAAAGACCCTGAGAGTCAACCGAAAGATTGTGAATCGCTTCACATATTCACATCGACGCCGTCACCCTCGATTATTTCGATCCACACTCGGGCGCCGCAGCGAAGCTGGCCGTCGCCTGCCCATTCAGAGCGGCCGCGCGCGACAACTCGCCCGTCGACTACCAGCTCGAACGTCTGGCCTTTTCGGTTGCCTTTGTAGTTTTTCGCGGTGAACACCGGCTTCGGCGGGTTTTCGCCTTTCGCGTTCTGGGCTATGTGATGCCGGTTTACGTGCAGGATGGTTTTGCGCGTCATGACACCATAGCCCTGACGATGAAGTGACTCAGCACGATCAGCGACAGGTACATCGAGATCAGAATCAGCTTTGCCGCCCATGCCGGGCCGGTCTTTGCCGGCATCTTGATCTGCTCGATGATCATGATCAACGAGAACGCGACCGCGCAAAAGCACATAATTATGGTCGTCAGTTGAATAAAAGCGCTCATTTTTAACCCCTTGCAAGTTCGTCTAAAAATTCAAGCAGCCGGCTGATGATCGGCTCTATCAGCAGGCCGTACCCGACGGCGGTCATCAGAATGAGCGAGTACAGCTCGATCAGCGCGCTGCCGCTCGTACTTTCCGGCTCGCTGTAGTCGATCAGCCCTCGCCATTCTAAAAACAGCAGGGCCGCACCGAACACCGCCAGAGAGCCGGCGAATATGGCGATCAAGATCATACGAAGCTCGCCTTGCGGTAGAGCTTGACCTTTTTGCGGTCGTACTCTGCCCACTGCTCGCGGGTCATGCCCTTGTCGTTCATCGCCTCATACGCCGCGTTCTCTTCGGCGATGATCGCGTCGTATGCGTCGCACGCTGCCTTGTCGCCGCCGGTATCTCGAACCAGCTCGCCGGCCTTGACGACCTTTTCGACCGCTTCGAGGGCTGCGACTGCATATTCTGGTAGGCTCATGATCTTCTCGCTCTGTTAGTGGTGGCTCGGCGGGTATCAACCCGCCAGCCGATGAGTACATAATAGGGGCGTTGACCCCTCAAGTCAACGCCGTTTTGTAACTATTTTGTGATTCAGTGCTCTTTCTCGACAAGCAATTTCTTGCTGTCGGGTTTGTGAGCAGCGGTTTCGAGAAGTTCGACTCGGGCGCGAAGCTCGTCGTCGCTGAGCTTGTTGATCGTGATGTCGTTCATCTCGGCTTCGAGGTTGGTAATCCGCTGAGACATCAGCAGAGCGACCTCAGTTGTCTCTTTGACGCAAGACTGAATGGCCTGAGTCTTTGTGACCTTGCGCTCTTCCATCGCGCTCATGACCGTCTGGTAGCCTTTCCATGTCGCTTTATCTGCGCACGTCATGGTCGCGTACCCGCTAAGGTTGCCATTAGCCTGAGCTTCGAGAGCTTTGGCCGCCAGCACGCAGCGGTCGTTCGTCAGCTTGAAGATGTTCATCGTCAACCCGCCGGCCGAGTTTGACCCGCTGCCGCGAGCGTCGACCCCGCCGATACCGTAGCACCCCTGCAGCATCGCGAACGCAATGCCGGCATCGGCGTGAGCTGGTATTTTGTACTCGGTGTTGTTGATGTTGGTCGTCGTGTTGACCTCACCCTCGTCGATGATGGTCTGATCGCCGATTGATTGAGACGAGCTGACATCAGTCGACTGGTCGGCCGACGACTTCGAGCTTGCGCCCGACTTCGAGCCTGACTTCGAGCTTGCGCCCGACTTAGATCCGGCAATCGAGCTTGCGCCTGATTTAGATCCGGCAATCGAGCCGGCGATCGCTGTTGATGGTTCACCGCCAGAGCAGTTGCCTCGACAGCCGTCATCGCTCGGTTTCTCGGCGTAGGCGCCGGCGGTCACGAGCATGGCCAGGATGGCCGGGGTCAATAATCGCATTTTACTTTCTCCGTTTTGGGCTTTGGGGTTGAGCGGCGCGCTTGCCCGGCACGCGCCGCGTGAGAAACTATTTGCCGATTCTTATCGGCATCAGCACGCCGACCGCCAAGACCGGGCCGTCTGAGCTGGCCAAGATACGCACGAGCATGGCGCTGTTTCCGCGCGGCGAGATCTCGATCGGCGCATCTTTCGCCGGTGTCAGCATCTTCGACACTGTCGCGAAGTCTGCGAGGTATTTGGAATTGAAGCCCGCTTCGCCCACCTCATTACCTTCGCCGGCGATCTCTGCTGGCATGATGCGGCGCCAGTCTGGGAACTTGCCGTCGACGAGAGTGGCGTATCTGGTCACGGTCGCGTATTTGACGGTCACCAGCTCGTCGATTTCGATGTTGACGATCTGATCGCGATTGCCCGCCTTGCGAAAATCTGAGAGCGTATCCTTGTCGAAATTTATGATCACGCTCTTGCGGTCATCTTTTCCGACCGCGCCGAACATATCTTCGGGCGCCTCGATCTTCAGAAGCCGATGGCCATCTGTCGAGACCATTGTCAGCCCGCTGTCGCCGGACAGCTCGAAGTGAATGCCGACGAGATAATAGCGCACGTCCTTCGCCGCTGAACAAACTGACATTGCTGCAATTCTGCCGGCCGTTGTCTGAATCCTGATCATTGTCATACCCCTGCTATTTGTGAATGTATCTTGCTGGCAGTTAGATAAGATCTGCCAGCGAGCCGAGCTTCATGATTCCGCTGCTCTCGATTTCTAGCCAGAGAGGCTGCCCGCTTTCAAGCTTGCCGTTCGGCATTACCCGCCGAGTCTCGACGCCGACCATGTCGCTGACATTGCGAAAGCCGACGACTTCCAGCGTGCTGAAGATGCCGCGAGCGCGGATTTTGTCGCCGACGTTGAGGGTTTGCTCGATCATGATTTCCTGCCTTGTGGTGGTTGCTGAGTTCATGGTGTTAATATAGCGTCATTGACCCTTTCTGTCAATGACTATTTGTAATTACTTTGTGATGCTGTTCAGATTTCGCGAACCTTGCGCCCGCTTTTGATCAGCATCTTCTCGATCTCGTTGTGCTCGTTGATGTTGCCTTCTGTCATGTCCCAGAGCAGCGCGTCGATTCTCTCGACGAGCGGGCTGTCGATGCTGAGGCCAAGCTCGTCAGAGACGAACGCCATCTTGTCGACCGTGCCGGCGTATGCGTCGACAGAGACGCTGATGATCGTGCCGTTGACGTCGACCTCGATTGTCTTCAGGTTCATTTCTCGATCTCCCGATTAAGCGGCGCTGACCACGCCGCTGACGATTTCGTAGGACAAGGGGCCGGCGGCCTTGTAGGCGGCGTCGGCGATGCCGGGGTGAGCGGCTTCGAAAGCCTCGACCGCGTCGACGTTGGCGTCGGTGGAGTTCGCGAGGTAGGCTGCGATCAGGTCGAGGTACTCGTTGATAGTTGCGTCGTTCATTTTGCTCTGCCTTTCTGTTTTCCGATTCAATGAAGTTATTATAGGGGCAATGACTCTTCGTGTCAACAACAAGTTGTAATTTAATTGTGACCGAGTTCTCGCTTTAGTCTCGCGACCTCTTCGGTCAGGTGTTTTATTCTGTGCTCATAATCGTGAAACATTGCGTCGCTGTTCGCGTTCGCTCGATCGAGCGCCCTTTGCATTACCTCGACCATATAGCCAGACGTGACAGGCTTCGGATCTTTCGGGTCGACTACTTCGAGGCCGGCCAGATCGGCCAGCCATCGAACAATTAGCTCTAACATGGCGCACCTCTCAGCGCCCCCAGCAGTTACGCGGCCATGTGCTCCGCGTAGGTTTTAACACGTTCGAGAACCTCTTCGGGTTCGTCGACGTAATGGTCGCCCTCGAATGGGTCGACGTGGCTGTCAGTACCGTGCGGCGGCCAGACAGACCAGCCGGTCGAGTCTGGGCCGAACTCGTCGCGCTTGCTCTCGATGCTGATGCCGTACTTTTTCGCCAGTCGCCGCGCGCGAGACATCGCCGCCCCGGCGCGCTTGCGATCATCTCGCTGCCGCTCGATCTGCCTCAGCATGGCATCGTCTGGCCTTGTCACGTCTTGCGTGACGACCCATACCGCCCGCACCCGGCAGCGCTGGCCTCTCGCCTCGGCGATGTCGATCGGCTGTTTGTGAAAACTATCGGCCAAAGCGTACCCGCGAACGACCAGCCAGTGACCGGTGACCTCGACCAGACAAGTCTGGTTTCGGTTCTCTCTCAGGCTCGCCCACTGCTTGAGCGTCGGCGGCTTGTGGTTGTACACCTCCGATTGCCTGAAGCCGTACCCGAGCACGCGCAGCGCACCGGTCACCTCGCGGTCGAAAGATCCTCTGATAGCCCGGCGCCCGCTTATTCGCCTCATGATCGCCGCAGCGGTGTCGCTGTCAACCCCGGTGATCGCGCTCACCGCCGCCGGCCCGCAGTACCCATTGCGGCCGGTGATGGTGCTCAGCGGTTTCGTGGTGTAGCTCATTCTTCGATCTCCAACGGCATCGGCAGATCGTACTCGATCGACCAGTCGTCGCTGGCCTGCTCTAGCACGACTCTAGTCTTCCATCTGACGCCGTGCTCTGCCGGGTCGACGTGCTCGCCCTGCTCGGAAACATGCACCGGAAACGGCAGCGCTGTCAGCATGGTGTTGCGATGCCACAGCTCTTTGAGCTTCGAGTAGAATTCTCGCGGGCCGATCGCGTCAGGGTCTGCCACGATTCTCATTGTGTTCAAATTTATCGCTATCATGCTTTAGCCCTCTGGTCTAGGTAGTCGCCCACCTTCTGCTGTGATTTGTCAAGCTCGTCGAGCAGCTCTTGCCAGCTCGAAACGTCCCAGTCGATGCGGCCGCCTGCCGCTGCGTCGAAGATCGCGTCGGCAAGTTCGCACTCGTCGACGATCACCCGGCGCACTAGGCGACGCCGATTCTCTGGTGAGCCGGCGTTGAATTTCTCGGTATACATCGTCGCTCGTCTCCTATGTAGTAAAGTTCGATTCCGCCGCGGCCGGGAACGATGACCCAGTCGCTCGGCCTTTCTTTCGCCTCGCGTGCGAACTTCGCCGCGATCTCGCTTCTGAAGCTCATCGGCTGAGCACGCTTGCCGCGGGAATGCCCCAGCCGAACATGCTACAGGTCACGGCTATTTCGAGGTCTCGCTCGGTGTTGCCGTTTTTCTTGTTGATGCTCTCTGCCAGAATGTCGGTCATGCCCGGCGCGTCAAAGAATCCCTGAACGCCCTGCTTGATTACGACGAGACCGTTCTCGACCGGATGTTTGACTACAAATTCTCTCACGTTTTTTTCTCCTGAGTTGTCGATCGCGATTAAATCGCGATCGCCTGAGCCAGATGGCGAAGGTAGTGGCAGACGTCGCCGTTCACGAAGTCGATCTTGACGATCACCGTCTTGATCGCAGCCTGCTCGCTGGCCGGAGCCTGCTTGATGGCGTCGAGAACAGTTTCGTATGACATCATGTTCACGCCCGAGGCGCCCTCGACGTCGAAGTAGGTGTCGGTGTCGATGCCTTTCTCGTCGATGAAGGTGTTCAGCCATTTTTCGAAGTTCGTCATTTTCCGTTCCGCCTTTCTTTGTTCCGATTCAATGAAGTTATTATAGGGGCACTGACCCGTAGTGTCAATGCCTTTTTGTAAACAAACCGTGAGCCGCGTCTCAGATCAGGCAAGTGAAAAGGGCGCCGCGCTCTTCGCGCGCCCAGACGGTCTTGATGTCCCATTTTTCGACGACCGGCTCGCCGGCCTCGTCTTCATCGACCACGACATACGCGACCGTCTTCAGAACGCGACCGAAGCGCGTGTCGGCGTGCGGGCCGACGAAAATCTCGTGCGGCATGTCAGAGAGATCGGGCCGCGTGTTCGCACGATATTCAAAGTAATTTCCGACCTCGCGCTCTTCGAATTGCCCGGCGATGGTCTGGTAGTCTGTTTGCGGTGAGGACATTGCCATGATCGGCCCCTTGCTGCTGGTGTCTCGATTCAATGAAGTCATTATAGTGTCAGTGACCCTTGTCGTCAACAACTATTCGTCATTAAAGTGTGACGCCGTTCTCAGGTTTGAGAGAACATGCGGGGCAGTAGTCTGTGCCCTCGACGATCTCGCTTGCCGGGAACAGCTCGCCGCAGTCTTCGCACGTCGATGTCTCTTCGACCTCATAACAGCCGCAGGGGCAGTGAAACAGCGTCTCGCCGTGAGGCTCTACCGTTCCGACGAGGTCGTCGTCGCTCATGAAATCCCCGCACACCGGGCAATGGTAAGTCGTCATTATTTAATCTCCCGCCAAGCATTCGCGCTCAGCTTTCCGTTGTTGTTGATGTACTCCTGAATCGCCTGAGCGTCTTCGCTCGCCTCGCCGGGGCAGGCATGTCTAGTCACAGACTCCCAGGTTCGGCCCGCGCGATTCGTGATTACTATCGCGAACTCTGCCGGGCTGGTGTGACGGGTTGCTACTGTGAATTTTTCCATTTTCCTGCCTTTAGATGTTGAGCCAGATGACGGCTTTTGCATGATGATTGAAACCGAAGAAAACTTTCACGACGCCTTGCTTGGTGATCGCGATCGTTCTGAACATCTTGGTATCGGTCATCGTCTTCATTCCCTTAGTCAATGAAGATATTATAGGGGCAAAGACCCTCCGAGTCAATACCGATATGTGATTAAATTGTGAAGCGCCTCTCATTTCAGAGAGGCTTTTGCTTCGTTCATTTTCTCGACCAGCTCTGCGACCTTCGCGGCGTCGTCGCCGAAGGCGTTCGCATGCTTGGCCGCGCGATACTGGTGAAGGTAGTAGGGAACGTCGGCGGCGTAGGTCGCGGCCCGGTTTGCGTCCCAGAGCTTGCTGAACTCGCGGTTCAGACCTTCACAGACGCGCTTGACGCTCGCCTTGGTCGGCTTGGCGGCCTTCTCGGCCTTCTCTGCAGCTACCAGCGCGTCGAGGTCGGCTGCGACGTACAGGGCTTTGCCGTGGCGCGCCAAGATCAGGCAGGCCAGCGCGCGAGCGTGTGCGAACAGGTGGCGCGCCTCGCTGTGCAGGTTTGACAGTTTGATCGCCGCCGCTCTCTCGAACGTGTTGCGATCGCCGGCCGCTGCCATTTCCTCGGTCGTCGTGCAGGTGACGATGGCGTACTCGCGCTTGCCGCGGTGGTCGCGCTTGCCGGGCACTTTGATCTGAACGTCTTTGATGTCAGCGATCGTCAGCTCGGTCAGCTTCTCTGAACGATTTTCGCAGCGGTCGATGGTCGACAAGGTCAGCGTGTCGGACACTTCGAGGGGGAATTCGTTAGAGCCGTGGCACTCGCCGCTGAAGTACCCGTAGTCGACGGTGTAGCCGTGCTTGGCGAGCAGGCCGGTGCTATTGTTGACAGCCTGTACGTTTCCGCATACTTGGCAGGTTCCGCGATGTGTGTGTGAGGTGGTCATTTCGTCGTTTCCTTCATTCCCTTAGTCAATGAAGATATTATAGGGGCATTGACCCTTTATGTCAATGCCTTTTTGTAAATAATTTGTGAGCCGGGTCTCAAGCCGCGAGCCAGTGAGCGGCGTCGGCCTTGTCTAGCAGTTTCCAGCTACCGATGCCGACTTCGTCGCTGTCGCGGTCGCAGTGCATCGACCAGCCGATCGGGCCGCCTTCGGCGTTCAGTCTGGTGCCGACTACAATCGGGCGGGCCTCGCTGACGACTACGCCGCTGCTCGTGCGGCATTCTGGGGTGATCTCGATGCCGTGAATGATGATCAGGCCGGTCGCGTGCATTGCGCCGTAAGACATCTCGATGAAGTCGCCGGCCTTGAGTTCAGATGCTTTCATTTTTTTTCGATTCCCTTAGTTGATGAATCTATTATAGGGGCAGAGACCCTCCGAGTCAATGCCCCCATGTAATTAGATTGTGACGAGCGTCACCATTTCGGCAGCTCGTCGATGTCAATGTGCTCGTGTTCGAGCTTCGCCATAGCGGCGGCGATCTTGCGGTGAAGCCGTTCGAGCTGCACGTCGATGCTGATCAGATCCGCGCGAAGACTGGCGCTCATGGCGACAACCTCTTCTCGGCGTTTGACCAGAGCCTTGTGCTGCTCGATCAGTTCTTTCGCTTCGTTCATAGTCGTACCTCGGTTAATGGTGGCGGCTTATGCCGCCTCCGCGTTCTTGATTGAGCTGAAAGGCACTTTTTTATCGTTGAGGTAGAAGTGAAAACGTCGGCCGCTTTTCGGCGTGGAAACCTCTTTG